CTCCTTGGCAATTTACAGTTGTTCGAGTTGTTCGAGAATTTAACCCTTCTCGTATCCAATTGGTTATTTCTAAAATATTCTCAATTGGTAATGGGGCAAAAGTTTGACCTCCAACCACTCTAAAAGAGCGCTTGAGGTAAGTAGTTTCTTCAAGAGTATAATACTCCTTTTCCTCAACCGGTCTCTTATCAGGTGTTGTATATTTTAATCCAAGCACTTTCATCCATTTGGCTTTCTTAGCCATGGAATACCAAGTAACATTACTGGAATCAATATTGTCATCACCAAAGAAAGTTGATTCAAAGAACTCACAATAACTTCTGACCTCGAAATCACGATGATAGGGTCTAAAATTACTCTCACGAGCAGACATAACCGCACAGAAAATGTGTGCAATTGAGTTCACAATAATATTGTAGACAGTAGTTAGCAAATCCCCAGAAGGGTTAGAGCCCTTTTGTTTAATTTTGAATATAACATTCATAAAAACATAGGGTGCATCATATGTGTGCTTATGCAATTCAATCATTACATTATAATCTTCGTCAGTGAAAACACCATCGATATCATTAAGTAAGAACCATTGCATTATGCAAACACAAGCTAACCAGCACAAAATTTCATTGATTGATCCATCATACCCCTCATAATCACCAGGATAATATCGGGTAGATGGTCCAAAGCGGGATAGTCTACGACGCAACATATCCCAATCACCAGAATGAACATTAATGCCCAATGCAGAAAAACTTCCACAAGGATCGGACATCATGTTTTCAACTAGTGATTGGAGATAACGGCGTTTAGTACCAAGATGACGCAATGATGAAGCTGAAAATAAACGAGTTGAAATTTTAGCTAATTTAGCTAAACTACGACGTTCATCTTTAAGACATACTTGCCAATAGATAGAACAAGATTTTTGACGTTTAAGTCCTTCTTCATATTGCTCCAAAGTCATTAAGTACTTTTCTGTTGGTTGCCACTCAGGATTTAGATCTGTTCCAATATTCTCCACACATCCGAGTTTTCCACGAATTCCAGTGTTTTCCCATTTTTCAGGTAAACCACAAGACGTTCGCATGTTCAAAGCACGAGTGTGTTTCCAAGATGGAACACCATTAAAAGATTCCTTCCAAGATAATTTTCTTGGACGAATTTTACATGGCATCAATCTAGCTGTTTCCATTGTGGCTTCTTTAAGCACTTGCCATTGTTCATCAGTTAATCCAGAGGGAGTTGGGACTTTATCCAAGCTCTCAGGCTTTGGCGGATGCTGTTCCCAATCAATCCTCCCTTTATCCTCCTTATGATACTTCTTCATACCTTCAACACCAGGTGATATAACACCTTCAGGTGTTCTAACAGGTGCCAAAATAGCAGGACCAGTAATAGGTTCCTGCAATTGACCAAATAAAACAGATCGTTCGATTTTGGACTTAGTAGGTAATCTGACAGCTTTTTCAGGAGGAAGATCTCCAACAACTTCGAGGAATTCAGTTGGCACTTGGATGTGGCAACTCATTTGAGCCTCAAAAATTTCGTCAGG